AAACAGGGTGCTGTCGATGCCGTCGAGGCTGAATGTGTCAACCGTGAGCTGGGTGATTTTGCACACGGCGTTGTTCAGCTCGATCATGCCGGCTACGCTGAGTTTTACTTCGGCGCCGGTGGTGTAGCCGTGGGCTACGGCTGTGACAACGGCGGGGGATGCTTTGGTGATGCCGGTGATGGTTTTGGCGGAGGCGAGTACGGTTTGCACCGCGACTTGCACTTTTGACCAGACGTTAATTTGAGGCATGGTAGGTAATCTCTGAAAAGGGTTTAAACAAAAAGGTCCGGTGTCTCAGGCCGCACCAGGTAGGCAAAGACCCAGGCTTGCTGGCGTGTGGCCAGCAGGCGGTCGGCTTCGCCGTTGGTGACGGGGCGGGAGCTGGTGATGCGGTTGACCATGACGTTGGCGTCAGGCCGCCAGGCGGTGGCGTTGGCCAGCAGCTTTTCAACCGCCAAGCCAAAGGCGCGGGCCTGGGGGGCTGCGGTGGTGCTGTGGGCCAGCACGCAATGCACGTTCACACTCAGCTCGCGCTGCTCCATGCCATCAATGCGAAAGGGTTCGGCGGTTTCGCCGTCTTCTTCGATCAGGATGGCGGGCAGCTCGTCGCTCTGCAGTGGGTCGACTCGGTCCAGGTAGACGCGGGTGCCGGCAACAGTGCCGCCGGCGGCCAGCAGGGCCTGCAGGGCGTTGAGGATTGTTGCTGGGCGTGCAGGGCCATGGCTATGTCCTCAGGCGCAGGACGGTGATGCCGGTGCCGTCTGGCATGGCTTCGACCACCTTGTATGAGGTGGCGTTGACGACCAACACCAGGCCGACTACGGGCGACGGCACGCTGCTGCTGGCCAGGGTAAAGGCCGGCCCACTTGACGCGACAAAGCCACCTACATCCTGGGCGGCATAGGCCGCATCAAAGATGCCGGTGACGGGGTCCCAGCCGAGCATGGCCTCATCCGCAAACGCTTCGGTGCCAAAAAACACAGACAGGTCTTCGGTCATGGCCATGGCGGCTGCCTTTACGCGACGGCGTCTTTGATGAGGTAGCCAGCCGATGCGGACGCGAGCACAGGGGCCTCGGCGCGCGTGACCGGGAACACCCAGCTCTTGGAGTTGCGGTCGTAGTAGGGATCTTCGGCCAGGGGGTAGCCGCTGAGCTGGTAGGTGTAGCCGTAGCTGGGGGCACCCATGTCGGCCACGCTGCCCAGCTCGGTGTACGCAACCACCACGTCTTTGCCCCAGACGTCGGTGAAGGCGGTGCCGGCATCGTTGCTGTAGATAGCATCACCCACCAGGACGCGCTGCACACCGAACAGGGAGGCCAAAATTTCAGCGGTGGCGACGTCGCGGCCGGTGTACTTCATGCGGTCGACAACGTTCGGGTGTTGGCGCAGCTTGGCCATCACGGCAGCGCCCAGCACCACGGTGTTGGGGCGCTTGCCGGTGGCGGCGCGCACGGCTTCCTTGGCGGTCTCGATGTTCTGGATGGGCAGGCTGGTGGCGCTGGTGAAGTCCGACCACTGCGTGACGCCGGCCAGAGTGACTTTGTTGGCTGCGGCGTAGCTGGCAGCGGTGCGGGCAATGTCTGCGGCCTGTTTCTCCAGGCGCAAGGCCATGATGTTGGAGACTTTGCGAACGGCCATGGCGGCATGGTCGATACCGGGGCCGGCCTGGCCTTCCTGAATGACTTCGATGGGCACCTGGCCTTCGAGGCCGTAGTCGACCAGGGCGTAGTTGCCGCCGGCGTAGCCAAACTGCACGCGCTTTGTGTTTTCACCGGGAGCGCGCTGGCTGCCGTAAAGCATGAAGTCTTCTTTGCCAAAGGTGATGATCTTGCCGCCGCGCACGGGGACAGGCACCGCTGGAAACAGGGCGGATGCGACCATTTCGCTGTTGCTGTAGCCTTGTGCAATAGTGGACAGGACGGGGTCGACGACGCGGGCGCCGGAGGGGGTCATTTGAGCCATGATGTAGTTCCTGAATTTGGGTTATGAGGTGGGCTGCAGGCCGGATCAGTTGGGGATGATCAGCACTTCAATCTGATCGCCATCGGCGGCGGCGGCGGTCAAAGCGCGCGCCACGGTGATGCCGGCAGTCTTGGTGACAACCTTGCCGACGGCGCCGACGACTTCAACCGCTGCGCCCACGGCAACGGCTGCGCCGGCAATGGCCACAGCCGTGCCGCCAGCGGTGACCGGCACGCGGTCGCCCGAGGCTGCAGTGGTCTGGGTAAAGCCGACGGCGTTACCGGCTGCAGTGGCAATGGCGCCGGCAGCAGTGACGGCCTGGTATTGGGCCAGGGCGGCGGCGGCGGTGACGCCGAGCGTGAGGTTGGAGATAGCGGATGCGGCCATGATTTATGCTCCTTGAACTTGTTTGAATGCGGCGACGTAGTCGGTGCCGGGATGGGCTGCCATGTATGCCTTGGCGGCCGTGTCGAGATCAGCACGGCTGGCGGGCTTGGCCTCTACGGATGCCGCAGGCACCAGTGGCAGGGCCGCTGGCGCATCGCTGGCCAGGGCAGCAGCCTGGGCGCTGCGGGCCTGCTTTTCAGCGGCGTTGACGGCCATGGCTGCGTCACCTGGGCCGGACTTGCCATCAAACTTCAGGCTGTTGATGAGGGCTTCGTGGCCCGGGATCAATTGACCTTCGACGGCCTGGATGCGCTCGCGTTCGGCGGTGGCGCCTTCGGCTTGGATGGCCGCAAGCACATCAGGTGCTTCGGCCGCAAGTTGTTCACGGGTAATTGGCATTTCTGCTCCTTTTGAAATGGGTTTGGCTTGCTGCGCGGCACCGGCGCTGCGGGGGGAGGTGCCGCTGGTGCGGCTTTGGTTGAGCTGCTGCACCAGTGCGTCGAGAGTGGAAACACCGTCCACCAGCCCGGCATCAATGGCTTGCTGCCCAATGAAGATTCGGCCATCGGCCATGTCTTGCAAAACGGTGTCGGTGCTGACGCCGCGATTCTTGGCGACGGCAGAGACAAACAGCGAATAGGTGTAGTCAACCTGGTCCTGCATGGTCTGGCGGCCCTCTTTGCTCAAGGGGGCGTAGCTGCTGGCGATGCGCTTGTACTGGCCGGCAAAGATTTCGGTGGTTTTGATACCGTCTTTTTCCTGCGCGGCTGAAATGTCGGTATGGGTGGCGACCACGCCGATGGATCCGACGATGGTGGTGCTGTCAGCGATGTAAGCGGCGTTGGCAGCGGAGCCGATCCAGTACGCCGCGCTGGCCATGGTGCCACTGGCCAGCGTCACGATGGGCTTGCTGGCTGCGCCGACGATGTCCGCCAGCGTTTGGGTGCCGTCCACGGTGCCGCCAGGGCTGTCGACGGTCAGGATGATGCTGTGCACGGCAGGGTCGGCCAGCGCGTCTTTGATGTCGCGGGCTACCAGCTCGGTGCTGACACCGCCGCTGATCTGGCTAAAGAGGTTGGCGCGCTTGGCGATGACGCCTTCAACCGGGAGAATGGCGACGCCGTCCTGAATCTGGTAGCCCTTGGGCTCGTTGGCCAGTGGGCGGCCCAGGCGCTTTTCGACGGCTTCGATGTCGATCTTGTCGCCGCGTAAGTGGGTGGCGTAGATGGCCTGAATCTCCAGCAGCTTTGCCGGCTCTATGGCCCAGGGCGCGGTGAGTACATCGAGTAGCTTCATGGGGCCTGACTTTATGGAAATCAGGCTGTGCCAAATAGGGTAAATTTGCACTACTTTTTAATCTGCGCGTGGGCGCAGAAGGCTGGCTTACAGGGTGATGACTTTGAGGTCGCTGGCGACCACATGCACAGTGCCTGTATTTGCGGTGACGACGGCACGCAGATGGTAGGTGACGCCAGCAATGCCGCCGGTGACGCGCTGCAGGACACTGGTGCCGGATATGACGGATGCACCGCTGAGAATGCTGGATGGATTGGCATCGACGCCACTGGTAACTGTGGCGGAGGTAATGACAGAAGCGATGGTTTCACCGGCGCCGAGTTCATCCAGGAATGGGAATTCAACGACTTTTGTTTCTGCAATGTCTTTGGGGCCGATGGTGGTAAAGCTCATTTTTGTCTTTCAATAGCGCGAAGTCTGCTTCTTGGACCAGCTTCTGTGGGTTTGGCGAATGACAAAGGGCCGGTTGATGCTGGAGTCCATGCCGCCCATCACCATCAGCGTGGCAGTGCTGGTGGCTACGGCTGCCCCGCTGGCAGACAAAAGCACTTCGGATGGCAGGCTGGCACCCGCTGTGGCCGTGCTGACAGCCGCTGCCGCCAGGTTGACCGTCAGGCTCAAGGCTCCGCCCGCTGCTGCCTGGGCCAGTGCTGCTGCGCTTAGCGGAACATCTAGCCATAAGGTTGCCCCTGCACTGGCTTGCGCCTGTGCTGCCCCGGACAGCGGCTTGCCGACTGCCAGCGCTGCCGTGGCCTGCGCATTGGCAATGGCCGCCGCAGCCAGCGCTGCCGAGCCGCCGAGGGCCGCTGTGGCCGTGGCTTGTGCGACTGCGGCGGCGCTGAGGTTGATCGCCAGACTCAGCGCCGCGCTGCCGGTTGCCTGCGCCTGCGCGGTGGCCGCCAGGTTGACCGTGCCGCCAGCCGCCACAACATCCAGCGCTGCTGTGCCTGTGGCCTGCCCGGCTGCTGATGCCGCCAGGGGTTTAGCCAGCGTCAGGTCCGCTGTGGCCAATGCTGTGGCCACGGCATTGGCGGCGAAGGTGACGGTGAGCGATATTTGCCCGCTGCTGGATGCCTGCCCGGTCGCTGAGGCGGCAAGTGGGACCGACAGGCTCATGCCCGCCGTGCCGCTGGCCACGCTCAGGGCTGCAGCAGCCAGGAAAACGCCTTTGCTGAGGTCTGCGGTGGCGGTGGCTTGAGCGGTGGCGGTGGCTGCCAGGTTTTGAACGCCACCCGCCGCGCTCTCTACATACAGCCGCCGGGTCTGTGGCTGGAAGATTTGCCAGGGGTTGGCCGCTAATTGCGCAACTTCTGAATCACTCAGGGCGCGATTAAACCGTCCGGATAATAAAATTCTGCGAGTGGTAGAAAATGTCCCCGCATTTTGGAGGCTGTTTTGCACAAATACCGCGTTGCTGCTTGCAGAGCTGCTGCCCTCCGTCGTTGTTTTCAGCGATCCATTGCGATACAAACGATGATTTGTGCCGTCTCTCGTATGTACCAGTAAATGTAGCTTCCCATCTGCCGGTAACGCCTCTCCAGCATCAGCCATACCTAAATCAGAATCAGAAGCGCCCCACCGATTTCCGATGCTGGAACTCTCTACGGCTATCCCCGTCCCTGTCGTCCCGTCGTAAGTCCCGCACCCAAACAGGTAAACCGTTCCGCCTGCTGCGGCATCTCCTCTAATCAAGCAAAAATCAGTCAGGTTGCCGCTGCCTACATTAGCGCTCCCCCCGAACACACAATGGTTGCCGCTGTTTGCACTAGCAGCCGTCGCTATTCCACCAATGGTAGGAGACCTTATGATGGTTCCTGTTGTGCCGGTTGGCCCGTTTTTTATATGGTCCGAAAACGGGCTTAGGCAGGCGATCAGACCCCGCGCAAGCGGATTACTCCGATCAATCCCAACTGGCCCCTGCGGCTGGCGAGTCCACGGCTTGTTAAACAACAAGCTCATGACTTATACCGTCTGGCCTTGGATGCGCTCGTAGCTTAGGGCGCAAGCCCCGCCGGTTGCGCTCAGTGCAGCCCCGGTATCGTGTGCGACAAAGATGCCGTAGAACTGGGGCAGGCCCCCGCCGAACAGGGAGGCAATACTCACCGGCGCAAAGAAGTAATCACGCTCCGCTGTCGCATCGATAGTGATAGAGGCCACTAAGAGTACAGCAGAGTTTTGCACATTGGCGCTGGTGAAGGTCTTTGTAGCATCTGTACCAGTGATCGAATCCGGGTAAGTCGGCGTACCGGCTGCATTGCTGATGGGCGCATAGGCGTAGATATTGATCGACCGGCCTTCTACGGGAGTCGTTGTACCAGTGCGGATCTTGCCCGAGAGAATGTGATCAAGATCAAGCGTAGTCCTGTTGTCAATCGCCGTACTCGCGCGTCCAGCCGTGAAAACACCTTCGGCATTCGCCGCCAGGCTGGCCAGGGTGATGGTTACATCGACACTGGACGTGACCGGGAATAGTTCTTTGATAACAGCCATTAC